TACCGACACACATATAGGAAGAACAAAACAGGAAAAACTTGCTACTTTGTGTGATAGTAAAATGGGTATAGATTTGGTTTCGGAAGCGATTACAAAAATCAAAAACAAAGATACTTCTGTATGTTCTTACGATAATAGTAAAATGAAAAGTGTTCCAGAATTTATATGGGATGAAGAAACAGAAAATTTTATAAAATTTGATACGTATACTCAAAATGAAATTAAAAAAAATGATCTGGTAAGTACATTAGATGAAATGAACTGTGACCAATATATTGGTCCATCTCCCGGTCCAAGTCCTTAGATAGTCACATACCTAACCTCCAATTCGGTATTTAGTGTAGGTGGAAAATTGATCAGGTACGCTTCTGGTAGACCGGTAAGTTTGAGGTAATTTTGTGCTTGTGTGACCATACCATCATTCATAGTTTTAACTGATTTGAGTTCGAGTACAGTTTTTTTATTTAAAATTATATCGGCGCGAAGGTTTCCTATAGTATGCCCTTCAAATACTATAGGAACTATTCTTTCCGTTTCGTAGGGTATTCCGTTTTTGCGTAAAACGACTTCCATTGCGTTGTGATATACACGCTCACTATAACCGGGGCCAAGTATCTTGTATACAAAGTCGACATATTCGCGTATCATTTACATATCTTCGTGTATTGTTTCTAAACCCCTTTTTTTACTCTTTTTCTCCTTTTTATTTTCATTTTCATTTTCATTTTCATAATCTCTTATAAGATCTGTATATTGATTATTATATTCTATAAGAGTTTTAGACATTTTCATCATAATTTTATTCATTTTATCAAAATGTCCTATTTCCATGGATATAGATATATGTTCTTGATACTTTTGGGAAATATCTTCTATGGCATCCATGATTTCGTTAGAAAAGTGTATACCCTCCTGTATATATTTTTTAACACTTTCCTTCATATTATAATATGATACTACTATTTTTAAATAAAAAAATCAAAAAAAATTATTTTTAAAAATAATGAACATTCTCCTTGAGGGACTTTGTATAAAATAAAAAAAAGTTTTTTTCTGAAAATATATAAAATGTGGATGCTTTTATGTAGACCCATTATCATACCAACAAATGTTCCCGAACAAACCATGATTAGTACCGATAAGTGTCGAATCGTAATCGTGTCGCCTACGAATGATCCAAGTAGATATGTTGTTGACATGCCAGATGAAACACCCGAAATTCTTATAAAACCAGATAAGGATTAAAAAGTAAATATATACAAATGCCGTCAACACCTTTTGTGAACAGTAGTATTCGTTCAACTATACCTAATCCATGTGAAGGTCTTCATCAAATACTCATTAAGGTTATATACGAAAACGAACGTGGTCGGGGTCCGGTACAAAGTATAGAGGCGTACGCGTCTCCTATATTTTCTTTTAATTACAACGCAACGTACCTTAACCGTAACGATACATTACCAACACCAGAGGATGGTACTATTCGACCAATATCCATGTTTAACTATAACACGGGTGGTTGGAACTCAAATGAACGTGTTCACATTGATAAGGATCATATTTTTAGAAACGATACTGTATGGTCACCAACAGTATATTACCCACGATTAAGAGATTTTTTAATGCATATACGTGAAATATATAATTACGACGGGGAAATAACGGGAACAGATTGGTTATGTCGACCACCACTTAACCCTGAACCCGTATATGATAGAGAAATAACACTACGACGTGTTTCGAGAACCGTCATGGAACTTATCGATAAAAATTCGGCAAATATACCGGAAGGTGATTATTTACAACTATGCGACGAACTTAAAAGGATAAGGGATTTATAATATAGTGTAATGTCCGCTCTTAATACTCTTAAGAAATATCTAAAAGATAGAGGACAGGAAATAAACAATGAGTGGTATGTAAAAATTGAAACTAGAAAATCAGGTAAATCTGCAGGTGCGACTGATAATTATTACTTTTCACCGGAAGGTAAACGGTTTCGATCTATGATCGAAGTATATAGATTTTTAACTACGGGTGACAAGTTTGAACGCGATGAGAAGACAAAGTGTTTGAAAATTGATAAAGAAAATACCGATGAAATAATGGATGATTTATGTGAACTTGTAAATGATATGTACATAAATGATAACATTAAAAACTTACACGATACGGAATCGGGTATGTTTAAAAAAGTAAAAAAAGATTGTTCTAATTTTATTGATGGTAAATTACAAAAAACTAGAATACAAATTCTAAGTAAAAAATATAGAGTTACCTTTCCAAAAGATACACCCGAAGAGAATATGGCACACTACTCAAAAGCCAATGCAGCTAATTTGGTAAAAACGTTTTTTAGAACTACACCTACGTGTTTAGGATGTGGTGCAAAAAAATGTATTTTAACACACGCACATACGATCAAATCTAGACCAGAAATTTTAAAAATGGCTATATCAAATTCACGTACAGATGACGGGTACCATTCCGATACAATTCTCAGAAATTTTATAGAATTGCATAAACAGTACCCCGTTGCAACACTTTGTTGGACGTGTCATCACATTCTTGGTTAAGTACATATTCGATATACTCTTTGAAAAACATTTGGTTTGTTCTATTAAAGAAAAGAAACATAACTTAGGTATAATGACTACCTATAACCAAGCCCAGTGTAATTTCAAGTTTAAGATTGCCGCGATAGAAAAAGTTGTCGACGGTGATACCGTGGACGTACTCATTGATTTGGGATTTGACGTCATGACGCGCCAACGCGTACGACTTCTCGGTATCGATACCCCAGAATCGCGAACGTCGGATCAAGTCGAAAAGGTCTACGGTAAACTCGCGAAGAAAAACCTCGCGGAATGGTGCATGAAAGCGGTTGCATCTGAAAAGGACGATATTGAGATCGAATTAAGATGCCCGGAAATGGATAGTCGTGGTAAGTTCGGACGCGTTCTCGGTGAAATCTGGGTTTCGGAAGACGGGAACTGGACGAATGTGAACAGGTGGATGTGTGAAAACGGACACGCCGTTCCTTACCACGGTCAAAACAAGGACGACGTTCAGGCACAACATATGGCAAACAGAAAAATGTTAGCCGAAAAAGGTATTATTACCGAACACGTTTAAATTTACTAAATAAACTTTTTTTACCTTGAGATTTTCGAAGATTTATACCGTTACCACACCCTCTACCTAAAAAACGGAGTTGTTGTTTTCGAAATTCTTTATTAACATTTTCTTTGATTTCATTCATTGTTTTTTTACCCAACTGATTTACAAACTGCATTTTATTGAGACCATCGCATATTTTGTTTTTCGTATTTATATAATTTATTAAATTTTTTCGATTTTTAGCTGTATTGTTATTTACCATTTATTTAATACAATATTTATTTATCTTTTAAATGTTGTGGACCTGTATATGTATACTTATGTACCCATAAGTTGCATATCCATTTTTCACCAGATTGAACTGGTGCACCCCCATGTATAGCTTGTTTTGTCATACATTCATAGTTATTTAAAGTATTAAAAAACAAAGCATCCCCCTTTTTTAAACGGTATGATTTTTTTATAATTGGAAATACAGTTTCACCACCTTCATACTCGTCATTCAAGGCAATTATGAATGTATACATACGTCTATTCTTTTCATTTGGAAACGCGTCTTGGTGTGGTCTGTAGAAACCCCCTGGTTTATATCTAAGAACCTGTAAATCTTCAAAGTTTTCTAAAGGTCTGTCTGTCATAGACTGACATTTACGCACGAGTTTATCAACAACTGGATCTTTTGAAGGTAATAACCATGCAGTTTCACTTTTACGTTCTGAAGTATCTAATTTAAAATTACCTACAGTCGACGGTTTTAACTTAGACTCTGCAATTTTCATAATATGTTCACATTCATCATCTGTTAATACATTTTTCAATACCCTAGGTTTTTCGTATATAGGTATGAAAAACCATATAATGAGTAAAAGTGCAATTACAAAAAGTACCCTGTTCATTATTAGTATACATCAAGAAGATTTTTTTTCAATAAATATTGAGGTGGACATAACAATAAATTTACTAGTATATCTGTATACCTTCCAAATATAGTATCGTAATGAATAATAAATGCAATAAACCAAAAGTAAAGAGAAACAATATAGTGTAATTTACGCATACTAGATGTACTTTTAATTACACTTATAAGGAGATTTATATCCATATATTTTTTATCGTGAACACTTGATTTATAAACAATAACCATGGATAAAAAATTAAATATAAATTCCATATAATCTAAGTACCCCTTTAATAAATATCCTAAAAATAACAAGTCCACGTGTTTCGATATATAAACGAGTTTATATGTAAATTCATTTTTATGTAAATGATAAAACATACTCGTTACACTACCAAAATTATTTAGAATCATTAATGGAAAAAGTGATGTAATTGCAGAAACAATTTCTATTTTCATTTATGATACGACGCGTCTATTCTTAAAGTGCTCGTAAAAATATATAATATGGTACAGAACAATTATACCTATTTCGTATATTCATTATCACTTTATTTGAATAGTCCGCTAAACCGTGAACGGTATGCATAACATTTTTTGTTTTAGTAGTATCTAACATCCATTGTCGAAGTAAATCGCCGCACGTATCAGAAAACATTTCATAAATATTGCGTATATCGGTAATTTTACATTTATGTTTATCGCGTTTCTGAAGTTCCTTTTTAAAATCTTCGTCAGTTATTTCATTCGTTAAATAGTCTACACGTAAATATAAATTATCATCGTCATGAATATCACCGTATTTATATATAAGATCTCTATCTATAATAGACAGCTTTACACTTAAATTAAGTATATTTTCGTTTGCGCCATTACTTGAAAGTTCTTCATACGTTGGTTTTCCACCACATGGAATGTCTCCGTGTTCCCTTGACCTCTTTTTAAATTCAAAATAGTGTGGATTATGTACTCGACCCGTTTCAATGCGCCCGGAACGCCAATCGAATGCTGTATGACAATCTGTACACCACATTTGTGCACAACCATCTATTTTATATATCATCGTACCACACTTTGGACACGGTTTCGTATCCTTGTTAATGAGTTTCATCGTTTTTACGAGCTTTTCGTCACAAACATGGCCATCTACAATTTCTTCCCCACACTTATCACAAAAGGTTTTAGAACATAGACCACAAACCCATTCCATATCTAAAAATCCTCTACAGCTTTCGGATGGACACTTACGTGTAAATCTTTCTAGACCGGTTTCGGTGATGTTTACTTCGAGAGCATTTAC